ACAGCAAACGAAACATACACTGTCAAGCGACCGATCATTAGTTGCTCGATGTTGCGATCGCTTGAAAAAGTGCCGCGACCGAACTTGCAGGTTGCAGGCGTTAACGGTCTCCGCAAAGGACATTTCATTTCGCGCGAATCAGTGACTGGCACGCTCGAGCTGGAGTGTACGTTCGACAATATCGGGTATTTCCTCGCGCAACTGATGGGAAGTAGTTCAACATCGGCAGGATCGGCAAATACGCATAGCTATTTCTTAGGAGATGTTCCCGCTGCCGGGACGACGCTTGCGCTGCAACGCGGAACGGACGACAACTATGAACTGTTCGAGGGCGTTGTTTTCAACGTCGGGACATTTTCAGTAGCGTCTGGCGAGATCATGAGCCTATCGCTCGAAATGATGGCTGAAACAGGGCAAACGCGCAAATCGAGTCCGAGTCTAAGTTTTGCAGACCCAACACATGAAAATCTGATCTTGCACAATCAACTGACCAGTCACGGCTTGGCATGGAACGGACAAAACATTGATCTGATTGACTTTGAATACAAGATCGAGAACGGGCTTGCCGATCGGATGCGTCTTGGATCGCTTGTTACAAAACAACCGACGAGCGCTGACTACAGATCGGCATCAGTGACGGTCAGTTTCGAGACCGATGACGCAACATACGCGGCATTTCTTGCAGATAGTCAGGCAGAACTTCAAGTTGTATTCAGCAACGGCTTAACTGGAGCAAACCAGCGACAAATAACCTTCAATTTGAACTCGGCGTACATCGAGTCGTACACCGATGAAATAAGCGAGACCGGACTTGTCACTGCAAGCGTCACATTTAAGGCAGAAGCAACTGGATCGTCGGGTCTTGCGCTTGGTGCCGCGATTCACACTATGAACCAAACTGCGACAGCCGTTGCAAACGGGTAACAAAGCCAAAAAACAGGAGGGCAGATGTCTATTCTCGGGGAAATAAAAAGCGCGTCAACGCACGAAGTCAAACATGCAGGCATCGACTGGAAGATTCAACGCATAACAAGCGCTCATCTCGCAAAAGTCGGATTCGCTTGGTTGCACATGGTCACACCAAACGAAAAACAGGACAAAGAAAAACAAAAGGAACAGGAACTTGATCTGACTGCCATTTTTAAGACAGCCAGCGAGGGTCAGATGGTTGAACTGGCACGACTAAAAGACGCAGTCGTTGCCGCTGGTTTGATCGGTGTCGGCCGGGATGGTCAATGGGAAGCCGTGCGTGTCACTTTGCGAAACGCGGACGAGAATCTGGATGCCGGCGTCATGTGGATCGGCAGCTTGCCGGCAGATGTTGACAATAAGCTATTTGACGAGATCATGAAACTTTCAACCGATGGAGGAAGAGCGGCCGATGTGCTGTCCAGCTTTCGCGGACCAGCGGGAAATGCTGATTCTCTTAGACCAGATCGGCCGTCGTTACGGAGTCGCACCGCACATAATTCTTCAATGGAGTCCGTATGAACTCGGGCTGGCTGTTTGTTGCGTTAAAGCGGCCGAAGAGGTTGCAAAACAGATAACGCATAGACTGAACGCGGAAGGCATGCCTGTCATACCGGCGGCGATCATTACAAGTTGAAAAAAGAGAGATCAAAACATGGGAGAGATTCTGAAATACGTTGTCGAAACGCAAGACAAAGCGAGCGGCAACCTTTTAAAAATCTCCAAAGCAGCGGACGACGCTGAAGAGTCGCTTGAAGATTTGAAGAAAAAAGCGGATCGCGCTTCAAAAGAATTGGATGAACTTAGTGAAGCGGCAGACGACGCAGAAAAATCTCTGAAAGACATAGGAACCTCGACAGAACGCTTCAGTGAGGGCATGGGAGAAGCAAGTTCGATCGCCAGTGCGCTTGGCGGTGCGCTTGGACATGTGAACCCGGCGATCGGTGACATGGCGACAGTCGTTGCGGATACCGCTGGAGGTCTTGAAGGCTTTACAAAAGCGGGATTCGCAGCCATGGGTCCGATCGGAGGTTTGGCGACCGTTCTTGGTTTGGCGGCATCGGCGTATGCGGTATACGCGGCAGAACAGGAACGCGCAACTGAAGAGATGGAAGCCGCACGCGAAGCAGCGATCAAGTTGCAAGAGGCAATCGACAACTACGATCTGACGAAGGCAACAGCACAGATCGATTTGTTAGCCGCGCAAGGCAAAATCACAGCAAGAGAGCGTGCGGAAGTCGCAGCGCAAACAAAAGCGCAAGCAGAAGCAGAAGAGATACTGAATGACGCGATCGCAAAACACAAAGTCAACCAAGACGCGCTGAACCAAGCAAAGCTGGACGAAGTTACGGCAGAAGAGGCATTCGCAAATGCGCGAACTCGCGCGTCAAGTGCTGACAAAATAGCAACCGGTCAAGCGTTGGACGCTTCGCGCGAAGCAAGACGACAAGCAGAAGAACAAGCAGCGAAAACAGAAAAAGAATTGGCTGTAGTGCAACAAAGCATTCAAGAACATGCTGACATAATGATGGAAACTTTCGATGCGCTCGAAGAGGGTCGCCAAGCGGCAAAAGAATCAGCGGCAA